TCTCCATCTTCTTCGCAACCTTGGCCATTTTCTGTGCCCGCACCTTGTTATTTTCATCACCATTGCCGTACCTGTACGACATCTTATATACTTTCATTTTTAACCCCCCTTTTCTCCATCTCGCAAAGAAACGCTATATTGCAAGCTAAATGCCATAGATGCCTTAACCCACTTTCTTTATCAACGCCGTTCGGATCATCAAGGTAGGCCAAAAAGTGTCTAAAGGCCGCGTCTTGATAACGTTCCTTTTCTACTGTTCGCCAGTTCTCCGGACCACCGTATTTTTTGTTGCCGTACTCGCGGATCTTGGCGATGTCATAAATTATCTGCCTTGGCACTAACGTCAACTTCGGTTTCCCGGCATCAGCTTTGGCTGTTTGGTCAACACGATATTTCGCTTGCATTTCACTCACTTAACATTCACCTCCAAATTTTCCGTATTGTTTTAATAAATTAAGCACTTCAAATTTATATGGATTTAACCACTTCCCCCTATCCGCTTCAAATTCTTCTTGATTCTCCCATATTGAACTTGAGGGGTCGAAGTCCGGCCTAAGTACCCATCTCTTCCCTCGGTGTAATCTGCAACCACCACACCGGAAACCGTGTAGGGTAATGGCTAAAGATTTGTTAATCCTTTCAGCCATCTTTAACAACTTTGTCCAGTCTTGAGAATCATATTTTAAGTCTGGCCTTGGATCTGTCATTATCCAACCTCCTTATACAAATATAAATACCGGGTATTTCAGCCCAAAATTTTTCCGTTATTTCACTTACCACCAAACTGTCATCAGTCCAATATCCTATCTTAGTCATACAATCTTTAAGTAGCTTAATCATGTTATCGGTATCTGGTCTAGTCGTTTTATACTGCCCATCATACCTACCAGTAGTTAGCGGATAGCACCATTTGGTAACTAGCTGTACCGGACCAGTATATTTTTTAGGTGGTTTATGTTGTCCTAAATAAGCAAGCAATCTAGATCGTACTGCTATTAACTCTGGCTGTTCGTAAAATATTGGTTTGCCACTCTTGCAGGTAACTCGATGTTGTTGCTTAGTAATCGTTGGTGGAATTATTGGGAGGAAAAATTCAATTGTCATTTATTATCACCTTCTATTTTTAACAAACTCCTCAATCTCTTCTGCAATATTTCTGATATCTTCAGAAATTAAAATCACTGCACACAACTCCTGATATTGAATATACCATGCACAATTCTTATTACATTTTTATTTTAAAATCGGGCAATATTTTAAATCCATTATTTTACATCTCCTTTTTTTGTTTTTAATTTTTTGCTTGTCCAGTTTGGGGAGGGAGGTAGGTGGCGAAAGCATAGCCACCTTCCTTCCCTTCTGGACGGACGGACAGACATTCTATATATATATAAGGCTTTGTCCGTCCCTTTGTCCGGACAGACATTGTCTGTATTTAAGGCTTTGTCCGTCCCTTTGGGTGCTTATTTACCTCTTTTTTCCAGGACAGACATTGTCTGTATATAAGGCTTTGTCCGTCCCTTTGTCCCCCAAACGGACAGACATTGTCTGTAATTGTCCCTGTGTCCCCCAAACGGACAGACAGACATTTTAAGGCTTTGTCCGTCTAACGATTCCGTTTTCATAAGTAAATTTGCTATGTTCTTTTATGTGTCTTCTTGCAGTTTTTGGTTCAACTTCCAGATACTCGGCGATGTCACTTACTGTAACTTCGCCGTTTATACTTAATGCGTTGTAAGCATTTTCGAGTGCATTTTTACGTTTATTTGCCCTTGATGTTGCTTTTTGCTTATTACTTTTGCTGCCTATTTGCCAGGGGGGTTTATTTGCCAGGGACTCTTGCTTTTGTAATACTCCACATTTATCTACTTGATGTATAGGGTATTCAAACCATATATCCACCGGATAAAATCGAGGAAATTCTCTCAGTGTTCCCTCAATTCGCCATGCCGTTCGATGTTTTAATTCCTGTTTGGCTATGTCAATTTCTTCTTTTAGGTCCTCATATTGCTCTTTTTTTAATAATTTACAGCACATAGTTAACATCCTTTGTTCATTATGTTGATCATCTTGAGATACTTTCTTTTCCCAATCATCTGTATACTTATTTAAATAATCTATACAGACATTGCAGGCAGCTTTATTCTCTTCTTTATCTATTATTTCTTCTTCCAAATCTAACTCAATTAGATCTAATAATGCATCCGGATCCCGGGCAAATACTCCACTACCGGAAGCTCGATCCATGCTCCTTTTGCCTCCCTGATAGCCTTTACTATGATGGTGGCAGTAAATTACGGCTGCTCCCAACTCATGGCATACTAAATCAAATTGGTTGCAAAAATGGGCCATCTGGTCAGCACTGTTTTCGTCACCAGTGATTACCTTATAAATTGGGTCAATGATAATGGCAATATAGTTTTTTTTGGCTGCACGTCTTATTAATTTTGGTGCTAATTTATCCATTGGTACAGATTTGCCACGAAGATTCCAAATGTCAATATTTTTGAGATTATCCGGTTCCCAGCCTAATGCTTGATAAACATCTTTAAACCTATGTAAGCAACTGGCTCGATCTAGTTCTAGGTTTACATACATTACACGGCCTTTTGCGCAATTCCAGTCAAACCACTTCTTGCCTTCAGCTATAGCCATACAAAGCTGAATTAAGGCATAAGACTTCCCAGCCTTACTTGGTCCGGCTAAAAGCATTTTATGTCCTTGTCTTAATACTCCATCTATAAGTGGTGGTGATAATTTTGGTAGGTTATCCCAAACAGTGGCCATATTTTCTGGCTCCGGTAAGTCGTCATTTACTGTTTCGATCCAATCCTGCCACTCTGCCCAGGACTCTTTGCCGATATTAGAGTCAACTAAAAACTGCTTATAACCATTACGCATTATGCCTGGCATACGGGATAATCTTGATGGGTTTTTATTTTGGCTGTCTACTTTTAAGCCATTTTTACGACAAACATCATATAGATAATCAACTCGTTTGCGATATTCCTCATAGCTTTTAGCTTCAATTTTCACAATGGCATGTAGGGATTTTTTACCACTATGGACTAAACAGGCTACTGGTAATTCAAGCTCGCGAATAATCGCGTTTTGTTTATCAATCGCCATTTCGTCTGATTCTACCAATGCATACCGATAATCGGTTACATTGCTATTTTTACAACCTTGTCCATCTAAAGGATTAAACCTTATCCATGCTCCGGCAATAGGATTATAATCACCTAAAACGGCACCAATATCCCCTTTGCATTTACTTAACTCCTGGATAAGCTGTCCAGCTGTTCTATCCCAACATCCCCTTGTAGGGAAATGTTTTTCATCTTTTTCCCATGATTCTGTTACATATCCTACATTTTCGCTTGCCTCGAATAGCGTTTCTAAATACTTAACCAATTGGTTAACCGGATTCCACTCTTTGGGTTCTGTTACTTCCTGCCCCTCAACCCATGCTTTGTCAATAATTACTAAATCATCTTTAGGTCCAATAACATCATCCCAATCTAATTCTTTGCCTGTATTTGATGGCGTCCAGCCATGATTTTTAGCTAAAGCAAAAATAGTATTAATAGTTACCGGATTAGCGGCCCCTTGAAAGCTACCCCATTTTCTAAAGCATTCACCGTGTTTATATCTGGCAGGGTCTCTTCGACTCCATTCGTCCCAATCCGCGGCGGTATAACCAGAATCTTTTAAGGCCATGCCTACTGAGCACCATTCTTGATAATCTAATTTTGCAGGATCTATATTTTTTAAAGCTTCTAATACGCTGCTACTGTCCATGTATCATCCTCCTGCTCCTGTGGCTTATAGGTTTGTGGTATGAGATGTCGTGGAGTACGCCAATTGTTTTTAGCAATTTGACCAATCATTTTTTGAGCAGCGTTGAAACTCCAAGTGCCAACATGCTTAAAGCCACGACCCTCTAAAAATCTAATTTGTTTGGGGGTAGCAAGCCCCTCTTCTTGTCGCTTAATTAAGCGGTCAATTAGCTTACTCGCTTTTCCGGCGGTATCGATTTCGTCGGGAAATATACCACGTTTTTCTAACATCTGTAATTGTTTTTCACTTGGTGGTCCCATCTCCCAGCCAAAAGCCGGTACATATCCGGCTAAATCTTCAGCCTGTATTGATAATTCAAACTGTAGGGGATCCACAAGCTTCCGCTTTCGGTGTTGCATTTCTTGCAATTGTTTAGCCAAAGCCTCTTCTCTTTCTGCTACCACATCTTCAGAGGCTTGCAGTACTGCTTCTTCTAGATCAACGGGACAGCCGGCTTCTTCAATATTTTCAGTCATTTTTTGAGCTATTACAGTTGATTGAGCCATCAGATGTGCTGGATGACATAGCTCATGTCTTTCTGTGTGCCATAAAAAATCTAATAATAAAAGATGATCCTTACCCGGATATAGCCTTGTCCCCCGGCCAACCATCTGGTAATAAAGACTACGTATTTTTGTCGGTCGTAAAACTACAATGCAATCAATAGGAGGACAATCTAAACCTTCCGTTAATAACATTGAATTACAAAGGACATTGTATTGATTATCTTCAAAGCCTTTTATTATTGATTCCCGGTCTTTACTCTCCCCGTTTACTTCAGCTGCCCTAAATCCACGGGATAATAAAATATCCCTAAACTTTTGACTAGTTTTAATAAGTGGTAAAAAAACTAGTGTTTTGCGATTCATACAACATTTGGCCATCTCGTCAGCTATTTGATATAAATAAGGGTCCAGGGCAGTACCTAAATCCCGAGTACTGAAATCTCCAGCCTGCTGTCTAACTGCAGTTAAATCTAGCTGTAGTGGTATAGTTTGTGCTTTGATTGGAGATAAATATCCTTCTTTAATAGCTCTAGGCAGTGAATATTCATATGCTAAACTCTGAAAGTATTGACCGAGATTTTGCATATCTCCCCGATCTGGTGTAGCTGTTACCCCTAAAACTTTAGCCTGGTTAAAATAATCTAATATACGTTGGTAGCTGTTTGCTAAAGTATGATGAGCTTCATCTACTATTATTGTGTCAAAATAATCTGGTTTAAATTGACTTAATCGCTTTTCACGTGTTAAAGATTGTACGCTACCAACTACCACTCTGTACCAACTATTAAGACAAGTGTCTTCTGCTTTTTCTAGTGCACACTTAAGCCCAGTAGCTTTTTTCATTTTTTCCATTGCTTGATCTAAAAGCTCGCCCCGGTGAGCAAGAATTAAAACTCGCTCACCGTTGCGAACTAAATCTTCAGCTAGCTTGGCAAAAACTATTGTTTTTCCCGCTCCTGTTGGCAGGACAAGTAATGTTTTTTTATTACCCTTTTGCCACTCTGTCTGAATGGCGGTTTTTGCTTCTACTTGATATGGCCTTAATTGCATAGCTAAAACTCCCCAGGTGTAAAGCTAGTTGGTTCGGGATCGTAAAATCTTTTAATCTCATTAAAAGTCATTTCTTCGCCTTGATCATTGGTCCACTTCCTGATCCCCACTTGTGCTCTGCCTTTAGATCCAACAACTTTATTCCAATTCATTGTAATTTTTTCACCTTTTTCCCGTTGCCCAATGCCTCTAAAAAAGGCACATAATAACCTCTCCGTTTTGGTGTGCAGAAAAAGATTGTGTTTAATCACAGTTGTACCTTCTTTGCCTGTAATTTTTATATATACAACAGCCTTATTACATGGTGGTAACTTTGCACTACCAGGATGTCTTGCTCGCTCAAATTCAATAACTTCAAAATCATAATCTCCTTCTGGTAGGATTATAAAATCCATACCATCATCACTAATTTCATCATCCCATCCTAATTCGCGATCTAATTCTTCCAAACTTACCTCTGTTCCATATTCACTCATTTTTTAGTCCTCCTTTAATTTAAATGGCAATTCTGTTCTCATTTTCTCTATCATTTCAAACACTTGATTCCAAGCCCCTATTAATACCCCATTGATAAAGCCGTCATCATAATTTGCAATTGGTGTACCTGCTGGGTAATAGCCTTTTTCCGACACTACAAATTCGATCTCTTCTGGTGTTACATTATTTATCTGCATTAAATCAGCCAAGGCTTTTGGGATATTACTTAAATCTTTCGCTGGCGTTAAAGCCTCTGGTTTTATTTCCGGTTCAGTTTCTTGTGACTTGTTTTGTTTATTTAATACAGGGATACAATGACTAATTGCTGCATAATCAAGTGGCAATTCATTTGGCAAATCATGTCTGTTTTTAGCATCCCAACAAGGATGATGGGAGGTATACATTACTCTTTTGCCACCTTGTACTTTATTTCTGCCTTTTTGCACCCCTTGTCCATCTACGTTTACAACGTGAGTTTTGTAATTAGCAAATAAAACCATGTCAGCCCACTCCTTGAGCATTGGAGCAGTTTTTCTTTGTAACTTTAATTCCCAACGGTCATATGCTCCCATTTCATCTGGCTGTTCGAATTTCCGCATAAAAGCATGAGCGGTAACTACTGTATTGATATCCAGATTAATTAATTCACTTAATAAATCTAGCAATCTCCCAAATTCTTCAGCTAAATAGGTGTAGCCTTTTCCATATCCCCATCCCTCCAGCCCATCCTTTTTATCCCTGGCACAAAGAAATTCAATACACATTCTTTCCGCCCAATCTGCTGTATCAATAATTAGTGTAGATAAATTGGAGGGATTGTTTTTAAAATATTTAACTTGTTCTAGAAGCATTGTCCAACTAGAGGGAGTAGGAGTTCTAGCTACATCCATGTGTTTTGTACTGCCTTCCACATCAATAAATATAGGATTGGGGAATTGGCTTGCTAAAGTAGATTTGCCTATTCCTTCTGGCCCATAAATTACTATTTTTTGAGCAGATTCAATTTTGCCTCTAATAATTTCCATCTAAAACTCACCTTCTTTCCATGTTGGCTTCCCAATTGTTTCAGTAGTTGCAGCACTACCCCCATATCCGTCTTGGATTATAATATGACATTCATCACCAGTGCTTACCCGGGTGGCAATAGCCTGCAACTCTTCCTGCTCCAACCATGCTCCAAACTCTTGTAATGTTTCTAGGTCCATCTGCTCCAGTTTATCCAGCAGTACAAATCCACATTTAGGATTAAGCTTGCGAATAATTGCAGTTGCAATTTTAAGCTGATCAGAGCCGCTTATACAATCCCACTTCTTACCCTCATAAGTAAGCTCTCCATTTTCAACCGATAGCCCCGGCAGGGGGAGATTAGCACCTTTTAACAGATCAATTTTAGCTTGTCTAACATTGTTTAAATCACTTGTTAATTTCCTGTATTGATTTTCATATTCTTGGGCGTCGTCTTCAGCTTTATCTTTATCTAAATTTGCTCGAACCTTAACGTTTATTTCTTCAATATTGGCAATACTAGCCTCTAGCTCAGCGGTGGATTCGTCTTGTAAATCTTTTGCAGATTTTCGTGCAGTTTCTAAATCCTTTAAAATAATAGTTTGTTTTTTCAGCAATTCATCTATTTCTTCCTGTACTTGTGCTGCTTGCATTTCTAAGTTTTTTAAGTTATCTCTTTTTCTTTGATTTTCTCCATTTTTAGCCAGAATTTCTTGTTGTTGCTTAATAAGCTTACTGGCACTAATCGGCTCTTTTGGAGCGTCTGGATAATATGGCTGTTCTTTAGCAAATTTCTTTTTTTGGTCTGCTATTTGTCCAATGGCGTGTCGACGATTATAAATTTCCTGCTCTTTTCGTTCTAATTCAAATAACTGGTCTCCCACTCCGATAATTTGTAATAGAGTTTGAGCTTTTTCCTTTGACGTGGATTGCATAAATTTAGGTAAATTTAAAGCTAGCTCCTCAACAAACTCGTTTAGTAATTGTTGCCCCCCTTTCTCTCCATTTGGATCAATTACTTTGAGGTCGCTATTTTTACCCTTACGCTCAACTACTAGTCCATTGTTCATTACGATATGTAGATTAGGCGGCAAAACAGAATCCTCACGCTGGGCAGCAGTCGGCTTATATTTATTACCACCTAAGGCCCAGGCAATTGCATCCAATACAGATGTTTTGCCTTGATTGTTTTTACCGCCGATTATAGTTAAGCCATTTGCTGTAGGCTCAATTTTTATGGCTTTAACTCTTTTTACATTTTCGATTTCCAATTTATTAATTTTTATCATTCTTCCCCCTCCTTAATTTTTGTGGTACAATTAACTTGAGTATTTTTTTTACCGCTCCCTGCTTGGTTTC